TATCAGCAGACGAAGTGAAAAACAATTATAACGCAGGTTTATCTGCACATACAAATTAATTATGAGAGGAAATGTATATATGTGTTTAGATAACACAACTTTTAATAAACTAATACCAACAGAGTTAGTAGCTACGTACGGAATACCTGAGTACGATGAAGAGGGTGTTCAAAACGGAGTAATTCATCCAACATTTAAAGAGCTTGGAGAATACAATCGAAGAAAGTTTGGTGCTGTTCCTATGATTAAAATCGGAAACGCTAAATTTCATATAGTAGAACTAGAAGCAAGTTGGATAAGTGGAGAGCTATCCGCTTTACTTAAACTAGGAAAGAATAAAGCCTATCCGAAAAATTGCCTTATGACTAGATCAGAAGCAGCTAAGTTTATTAGAGATAACGCAAACGATGTAGAAGAAATCTAAAACCCTATAACTAATGGACAACGATTCAATCAAAAATTTAGCGGTAAATGGTACAGCTATAGGGTTAAGTTTCACAGAGGTAGAAGCAGCGTTAAGGTTCGCTGCCCTACTCCTGGGTATCGCTTATACACTATTTAATTTCTATGTAGCGTACAAGAAAAACAAAAAAGTATGAGTAAGTTAGTTGACATACTTGGTGGTAATGTAATTAAGTCAGTCGGGGAAATCCTAGACAACTTAAGCACATCTAAAGAAGAAAAGTTAGCCGCTAAACAAGCGATGAAAGATTTGCTAGTTAAAGCTGAGTCAGACGCTCAAGAGCAAGTTAGTCGTAGGTGGGAAGCGGATATGAAAGCCGATAATTGGTTGTCTAAGAACATTCGACCTTTGGTACTTATATTCCTTACACTTATCTTAGTGTTACTTTCTTTTCTTGACGGAAACATAGGTAACTTTACTATAGACGATGCTTACAAGCCAATATATCAAACTCTTCTTATAACTGTTTACGCTGCTTACTTTGCAGGTAGGTCAATAGAAAAAGTTAAAAAGTAAAAATGAAAGCGATACTTACTAGACTTGACGATGACGGCAAACAAACCTTAGGTCATTTAACGCTGTTTAATGGACTTAAAAAAGTTTTTGAGTGCAAGACACTAGAGTTACCTTGGAAAGCTAATAAAACTAACGTGAGTTGTGTTCCTGAAGGTGTGTATAAAGTTTCTCACAGAACCTCGGATAAATACAAAAAACATCTTATATTGCATAATGTTCGAAATCGAAGATACATTCTTATTCATCAAGGAAACTATAATACCGACACAAGAGGGTGTATTCTTGTTGGCTCTAGCTTTAGAAAGGTCAACAGCGATGCCTTATTGGATATTACTTCATCAAAACGAACTCTCAATGAGTTACTGGAAGCAACCGAAGGAAACGGATTTGAATTAATTATAGTTTAACAGATGCCTACATTACCTAAAGGTCGAGGAAGAGTTAAGCCCATAGACAAGAATAAGTCTTGGGGTGGTGACACTTCGTTTTATCGTCAAGCACCTTGGCGTAGGCTTAGAGGTTGGTGGATAAATCAGAACCCTTTGTGTTTACATTGTGAAGAGGAAGGTAAAGTTGTACCTGCTGATGTAGTCGATCACATTAAACCAATCAAACAAGGTGGAGCTAAACTAAGCCATAACAACATACAATCGCTTTGTCACTCTTGCCATAACAAAAAGACTTATGAAGAAAACAATCCACAGGTTCAGGAGTAACTATGAAAAGGTTGTGTGCAATAAACTTGACGAGCAAAATGTACCATTTCAATATGAAACTCTTAATTTACACTACGAAGTTTCCGAACAACGTAAATATACTCCTGACGTTATTTTACCAAATGGTATCATCTTAGAGTTAAAAGGTCGTTTTAGCACCGCAGATAGAAAGAAAATGCTGTTAGTTATAGCACAGCACCCCGACAAGGATATTCGTATGGTCTTTCAACGACACACAAACAAGTTATTTAAAGGAAGTAAGACGACCTACTCTCAATGGTGCGATAAGAATAATATTAAGTGGGCTGATAAAGTAGTTCCAATAGAATGGATAAACGAAAAAAAGAAATAAAAAATGAAAGACGTAAAAGATTTTGAAGATAAGAAACGCAACGAAGATATTGCTAGACAAACTTGGGATAGTTGGATTGTAGATTTAACAGAACAAGACCAACCCGAAACGTGTAGTATAGACGATGACGATTGCGAAGCGTGTGGATCGTAACAAAAAGAGAAAAGGAGCTATTCAGCTCCCTTTTTTAATTCTTCTAATTCTTGTATCAACTTCTCAAGGTACACAGCCAAGTCCATTGCTTCTTCCTGAGCGTGTTTAAGCCAATCTAAGGGCGTTAAATCGTCACGCTCCATAGTAGTACCATATTTCTTTTTACCTAACGCAGCACGTAGCTTTATCTTAGCACAAACTATATTTTCTATCTTGCTCATCGCTCTTTAATTATTTCGTAAAAGTTAGGGTCTATAGCTTTAATCTTCTTTTGTATTATACTCCAGGCTCTAGCTACCGCCTTATCATCGCCTATGTCTAATCGACTACCTGTACCCGAATTGGCTACGTTAGATGCGTTCTGCTTTAATAATCTTGCAATCTCTTCATTCATAACTTTTAGTTTTTAGTTTAAGCACCAAATGTAAATAAAAAAAAGGGAATAACCAATTAAGATTAAACCCTTTTCCACCTAGAAACTAAAAACGCTATAATGATGAAAGAATAGCTAAGTCAAATATAAAACAATTTACCTTTACTATAGTCAATAAAAGTAACATATTTGTAAACAAATTTTCTTTTTGTAAATTCAGTAGATTCAGGCATCGTTTTCCAAAACCACTTATCTATTTTAATCTTGTTAAGGTTAAACACTAACGCCTTATCGTCACTAAAAAAGTTAAAGTATAGACCTTGTGCGGACTTCTCGTTCTTAGTCCTACGTAAAATGCGTTCGTACTTGTGAGCTTCTAATAACAACCCCTCGGTGTACTTCTCCATCGCATAGTCCAAGGTAAAGTTACGTTGCTTCATCTCACAATAATACTTCTTATCGTTTCGTCTGTAAGTGAAATCCCAAAACGATGTGTCACTATCTGTTGGTTTGTAGGTTACATCGTAACGATCCGCCCACCTGTCTAATACTTCATATTCTTTTTTAGTCATCTTTAATTATTTATAGTCCACAAAAACCACTATCACATTCTGCAAAATCATCAAATGATAATTCAGATTGTGGATTGTATTGTTGAATTTCTTTGTATGTTACATCCTTTCTAAATGTGTTAGGTGCATTGACTTCTTCCATTTTAGCAAACCACTCAATTTTATTTGGATGTTCTTGGCTCATCTTATTTAAAAACATTGGACTTCTATGAAAGCATCCAACACAATTATTATAATAACCTTTAGGAAAGTCTATGTCATTATTTTTATTCCAGTATTCTTGTATTGCTCTATTATCTATACCATTATCAATTAAAGGAAAACTAGGTTTTCTCCACTCTACCATACCCCACTTATTGCGAGTACCTGCTTTACCTACAACTACTTTAATCTCTTCGTTACCATTCTCATTTAATTTATTTAGCATATTGTTTTGTCTGCGTTCTTCTCCTTTTCTAAAACCTATTCTCATATCGCAAACTTCATTAATGTTTTCTTTCCAATAGTTAAATATAGGCAACATCTTTAAGTGCGTAGTACAAAACCTAACCATTAAATTAGGTAAATAACCACCTTTGAAATCAATAACATCTTCAAAGGCTTGACCTGTTACCCAATCAATATTTATCTTTTCAGAAAGTTGTAACATAATTTTAATGATAGCGTCTTGCTCTGTTGTTCCTACAAACTCACAACCTATCTTATCGCTTACAATTTGTCTTACCTTAGCATCAGGGTAAATGCACGATTTATCATTTGTTCTTACCAAACTAAATACATTGTAGTCAGCAGGGTAGTTTAGTGCTATGTAGCTAGAGGATTTACCTCCACTTAGTGAATTAACTGTTTTCATCATCGTTTAGTTTATTTAGTATGTTTAGTTCTTCCTTCAACTCAATCACCGCATTAGCCATCTCAAACTCGTTCGCCCTGGCTAAGACCGCTTCTCTTTTATAAGACATCATCATCGTATAAACCCAAGTAAATGCAACCGCACTATCCTCTAATACGCTTAACCTTTTTCTTAGCGTTTCGGCTTGGGGATGATTAGCGTACTCAACGTATTGCTCTCTCATCTTTACAACCTCGCCTTGGTGTGCTATAAACTTATCCATACTTTGAATCTCGTCAAGGTTAGGGTCTTGTTCTCGCAACAAGTTAATTGCTTTTATAGTTAATTCATCGGGCATAATAGTTAAAATACGTTGTTAGTTCTTACTTTATTATCTACCATAGCAATCGGATCAAACGGACTTCCGTTTTCGTTTAGATACCTAAACCTTCGAGTCGCATAATTATAAAACAAAGCGATTGGACTTGTTTCGGGTGTAGGCACTCCGACTAACTTCTGAAACTTTACCTTTTGTATGTGAACCTCAGTTTGATTCCATTGTTCCGATTGTGGGTTACGATGAAACACTATAAAGTTATCCGCCCTGTTACCAAACATAGAACCAAACTCTACATCGCTCATATTCGGGGCAGGTCGAGTACCATCTTCTTTCCTTCTTCGGTTTGCTGCTGTACCAGGATGCACCACAAGGTAAAACATAACTTTGTTTTTCTTAATAAACCTCCTAATATTACTTAAAGCATCGTAATAGTATTCGTACTTAGATTGCTTCTCTGCTGCTTTTAAATCGTTAAGAGGGTCTAAGGAAACGCCATCAATGTGCGTCACTTGCATATAGTCTTGAAACGCTCCTAACACATCCTCTACGGTTGGTGTTTCATCAAACGTAAGAACCGTAAAGTGTTCGTAAGCCCAATTGATAGCGTTTAAATAATCGACTTGATTAACTCTATCGCTAAAATCTTTGTCGGCTGTCTTACCACAATACATCTCAGCTATATCTATCATAAGGTCACCTACAGGTTCGTTCTCAGGACAATACATAAGCCACTTATATCCGTATAGTTTAGCTGACATTATCATAAGAAAAAGTTGTGACGTTGTCTTACCTATATTAGCAAAACCAGTCATTATAGTAAGCTCTCCTTTACGAAAAGTATAATGTGGGTCTAGCGGAGATATACCTGTAGTAAGCCCCTTAGAATAGCCCTTAGCATATATCTTCTTACAATAATCGTTGACCTCTTGTTTTGAGGTAATTCTATAAGAAGCCATTATCCCTTCATCGCTTTAAGTTGATCGTCTATATAGTCCGAATCAGGTTTGTTTTGTTTCTTCCTAGCTAACCACCCTGAAGCTGCCATCTTCCAATCTTTCATTTTAGATTTACCAACATTCCATCCTTTAGATTCATAGAAGTAGTAAAACTTTTCACCTTCATTCTTTGTGCTACCTTTTAGTTTAAAGTAGGCTATCACTTCATCGGTGGAGCTAGGTTTACTCTTATTAACTTGTGTTGTAGGTTCTTCTAATTTTGTAGCAACATCATTGTCACACCAAGTAATATTATTTTCATTAAGTATCTCTAGTATAGACTTGTGTACTCTGTTGTTCTCGTTTAGTTTACCTCCGTATTGGAACTCAATAAACTTAGTAAGATACCACTTACCATTATCAAGCTCTAATATCCTTTGCTTATCGCTGTTAATCTCTTTAAGGAATAAATCTATATCGATCCTTGCACCTAACATAAGTTCAAAGATTCTTTTATTAGGTTTAAATATACCTGCGTGATTACAATTATCGCAAACGTATATCCAAAATAGTTTGTGTGGATTTTTAATCTCTAAGAACCAATCCTCGTTCCATTTTTGCGTGTCTGTAAATCTCTTAGCCATCATCATTTATTTTTTTAGTTTCTAAATAAAAAAGAATAGAGGGTTGAATAAACAACCCCCTATGTAACCATTATTAAAATGGTAAATCAGATGCTTTACTGAAACCATCATCATCAGCACCTACAGGTACAGCTTCAGCTACTTCAGTTTTTATAGTAAACACTTTCCACGCCTGGAGGTCAGTATAAAATCTATCGTTGTACTCTCTTGACTCTACGTTAAAGCTAACTTCTACGTTTTGTCCTTGCTTGTTGTACTTCATAAAGTTGTCAACTTTCTCTTCACCGAACACAGTAAATGCGACCGTTTTAGGGTAATCACCTTCTGTTTGGATAGCAAAAGTTAGCTTCTTCCAAGCGTTTCCTGATTTAGCTGTTCCTTCTTGTACTTCACTAATCTTAGTAATAGTACCATTCATTTTTAATTCATTCATTTTAATAGAGTTTTTGGTTGTTATAATCGTTAATAACTTCTTGCATAAATGTAGAGAATTTTTCTGAATTATTCATCTCATTTATAATTATTTCTTTTAATAGTTGTCCATCAGTTGATATATAAGCTCTAGTAATGTAACCATCTTCAGTTTCTTTTGAAACAGATACAATTACATACTCTTCGCAATTATCAATTATCTCTTCGTGAGCTACATCTAATCTATCTACTTTCATATATCGACATTATTTTGGTTACTTTTTCTTCTATAACTAAATCGCTATTTATAATGTCGGCTATGGTGTCTTGCAAACTCTTGTTTCTGTCAAATTCTAAACTACTTTGTATTATAGCTTTCATATTAAGAAACTCTCTATCAACTTGGCTATAGTCATTAAACTTTCTTTTGCTGTTTATAACCGTAGCGTGATCGCAATTAGTCAGCATACCTATCTCATTCAAAGTAATATTGCCTACCTTACTTAAATAGTATCTTACAGAATGTCTAGCGTTCATAATTTTTAAGTTACGCTTAGAACCCATAATTTGTTTTTTAGTTACCTTCCAAAAGTTAGAGGATAAATCTAAAGCATCCTGTAGGTGTCTTAACTTCTCGTCATTAGTTATCATAGTTCATCGTGTATTATGTGGTTGTTAGCTTCTACAACCGATTTACAATATTTGTTTTTAATTTCAAGTAATTCAATGTACTCTTGCCTTCCTGAGTCAATAAAAGAATCAGAACATCTAAAGATACCTATCTGATGTGGAGCGTTAGATTCTATCACAATAAAGACAAACTCCTTTGCACCGAACCCATCCATATAGAACGCAGCTTGACGATTATAACCGTACCTGTAAGCACTCTTTCTGAAATCTGCTACATCTTTACCTGTTGTCTTAATATCGACTAGCATATCGCCTCCATCAACTACTATATCCGCTTTACCTTTACACTTACTCATTGTGTTAAAGTCTATCCAAGTCTTTGGTACTTCAGTAACGCAATTATCTAGTATGTCCTTAACCTCTTTACAATTATAGAGCTTTCTCTTTAGTTTAAGAGCCAACTGATACTGATCCATAGTCATAAGATACTTGTGTCCATCTCGACACTCTTCATCCATCTTTAACTTCCACGCTTTGTTTATCTTAGATGTCATACCCTTATCTTTTTCGGGTCTATCATCAGGGTTAAACACGATAAAGTTTTCTTGGTACTTCTCAGGTTCAAGTATAAGTGTGTGGACTAAAGCACCAAACCTAAGAGCAGGTGAATCTATCTTACCACCGTTACGCATCTTCCAATAGTAAGCAGGAGAACGCTTTATATAACCTAACTGAGAATTAGTTGTGTATTCCCAATCTCCGTAGTATTCTTCATCATTATTTAAGTTTACCATAGCCCTTCTCCTTTATTTGATTTGATTAAATTGTTAAAAAAGTTCATTAAACTAATAAAGCAATACCAAAAAAACAATACCCAAACAATCGTAGGTGTGTTAGCTTGTGTAAGAATCCAGTATATTATAAGATGTAACATAGTGCTTAGTTTTTAGATTCTTTAATTCTCTTTAATATAATAGCCGACATCTCCTTATTCATCTTGTACTTAGGTATAGCCATCTCGACTTGAGCTGCTTTACCTTGGTCTATTGCCATCATCATCGATTCGAATATTGTATCAGTCATCTTAGTTTCAGTAGGTTTTCTATCTCTGATACGCAACGCATCGACTACATCGCCAAAAGCCTTTACGCCCTTCTCTACATAAAGAGTAACGCCTACGCCTACCCAATCTTCAACCAATCCGCTACCTGCAACTTTCTCTATTGCCTTTGCGTTGGTTCGGTTAAGTATCATCGGCTTGTCAAACTCGTTAAAGTTCACTACAAAGCAATCCTCTTTTCTGCCTTGCTGTCCTGTTACCTTTGCTGTACCTACACCTTTGATAGATACCACTACTTCTTTCTTACCATCAAGTGAGTACGATCCAAGATAGTCGTAGTTAAATTGTTTCTTCCAATGTCCGTTCATAATATATATTTGTTGTTTAGTTGTTACTTAATGAAAAAGGGAGGGGCGGTATAAAATGTTTCCCACCAGAATCCCAAAAATGGAACTTTCACTATTCACACCTTTAATATGGTATTGTGAGAGTTATTATATACGTGTCTTACCATACTTTCTATAATGCTATTGTACTCAAAAGCTAATTCTTTCTTAGTCACTACATCACCGTTTGTTAAATGTAACTTATAGTTCAAGTTAGGATAGTTTATGCCATCAAATTTCTTTATATAGTTATTAGTAGTAACAGAAACTTTACTGGCTTTAACCGATTCGTTAGCATTATATAGCCTAAATATCATCGGCTTGATTCGGTCTAATAAGATTTGGTTTTGATTCATCATATCGTTTCAAGTTTAAAAGTTCTGAACAAATGTAAATAAAATAAATTGATTAAAACAAATTATATCAAAGTTTTTTATTTCGACCCAGTGGTTTTTAAATATTTTAAGTAAACCATAAAAAAAAGTCTTGCCTACCTCGATCGATTTTCGGTAGGGGAGAGGTTGCATATAGATATGTGTATGTGTAGTAAAAAATCGGTAGGGGAGGGGTTTGCTTATGTCAATTTGACAAATGCAAATTTTGAGAGTAGAAATATTTTTTTTTGTTTCGTTTCGTTTTTATATTATTGCGTCATTATTAACCTAAAAACTAAAAAAATGAAAAACGTAAAAATTAAAAAATTGTCAGAAGTAGGTACCTACTCAAACTATGAAACAGCTTTAAAAGTAAAAAACTCAAATAATGATTTTTTCAAAAAAACAGAACAAAAAAATTTATTTGCTGTTATTGAAAAAAATAGCTGTAAAGTAGTAATATACAAGAATTTTTAAATCTGGACTTAAAAAAAATTAATCTAAAAACTAAAAACAAACATTATGAAACTAACTAAACAACAAGAAATTCAAAATTTATTTGACCTCAATAATTTACAAGTTGACGTTCTAAATTTATCCTTTGAGCAAAGGGATGAAAACACGCCTTTTGATCATATAGAACTATTTGATGAAATACAAAGCCAAAACGGCTTTATAGTTGAAATAATTTACTACTATAAAGGTATAAAATACCTCCAAGGATTTGATCCCTCTTTAAATGAATCTTTAGAACTTGCTTCTGAATTAGGTTATGAATTGAAAGATGTTAATTCTGAGTTACTCGCTTCATTGTTAGCAACTAAATACAACGAATCTAAATTTTGGGAACTAGAAAAACAAATTAATTTAATCTTAAAAAAATAATAGCTATGTATAAATACAAAGTAAAACAAACCGAAAAGAGAATGTACTTTTTTAGTCTTATCAAAAAAGACGTTACAAAAGTATATTCATTTAATACTTACAATGATGCTTTAATATTTGCTTTAAGCGAAGAGATAAAGCAATTTACTTGCATTGTGTCTAATAAGGTGCAAACTACACGTAAAACGTTTGAAAATTACTATACCTTGAAGGAATTTAAAAAACATTGTGTAAATAATCCAATGCACTTTCTAAACACTCAAAGATGTAGATTAGACGAAAAACAAATTGAAAACTATTATTTTTATTTGATTGGATCAAACAAATTAACTAAACTCAAAAAACACTAGAAAAATGATTTTAACTATTTTAAATTTCAACAACGGTAAAGTGTATCAAATAAATAATTTGCCTAAACATATTTTAAACTGTTCTGAAACTTTGGAAACTTATTTATTTAAAAATGGTTATCCTATCAAATATTGTGACTATATGGTATCTAAAAATTTAGAAATAATATACATAGATTAAGTATATTAAAATAATATTAAAGCTCGTATATTAATTTATACGAGTTTTTTTTTGCGTTATACATTTTTTTTCATCCCAGATATAAAACAGAGCTTTAGAGCTCTTTTTTTTATGGCTTGTATATAAATACATTACTAATCTATTTAAGTAGCTTAGACACGTCTTAAAATGGCTTATATCGTATTATATTAAATGTAGTCTATTGTTCTGTATATAATTATACAACCAATACAAAAGTATATTAATACGCTTAAATAAAAATAATTTTAATTTTTTTTTGTGTCAATAACATCGAAACACGTCGAGCAAATTTGTACAGCTTAGGCTATATATTTTTAATGATATAGGGGTATCTAAATCACAAAATAAAAAACACAGGAAACCAACGCCGGCTTCTT